GATTGTAGAACAGTTGTCATTTCCTCTGGTGTGTAAGAACCATGAGTTAGTTTTACTACATGCTGTGCAAATTGTGCTCTTCCACCGAATCGCCATATTAAAGTATCATTACCATCAGAAATATTTATTTTATTTTGTTTATTCATTGATAAAGATACAAGACTTACAGTATCTGTTGGATTGACGGTTAGACCCTCTTTGAATGTGTTTTGAATATATGAATTATCAATGCTCTCGGCAGATAATTCGTTAATTTGACTTCGTAGAGTTATTAGCGACATACTATATTATATCATTATATAATATTTTAATTTCTAATATAATATTATATAATGGATCTTAATGAATTAGAAGTCGGAAGTTTTGCATCTCAATTGCAATTAAAGATAGACAAACAACTTAAAAAGGAAAAAAACCCAGAAATAACAGAAACTGTTATTTTTCAGAAAGGAAAAGATAAACCAGTTAAACCAAAAAAAAAACAAACTAAAAGAATTGTAATGCGTCGTCGTCCAATGCTTTATCGTAAGAGTAATTATTAATTTCTTTTCTTTTTATTATTAGGATCTCTTTTAATAATAATATCTGGATTATTATTTTTAATTATTTTAAATATTAAACTACTATTAGAATCAAGTGGTGCGGGTTGTCCGTTTGGAAGTCTTATATCAATTGTAAAACTATTTATTAAATGAGGTTTATCAACTATATATTGCCAGTCAGTGCTGAACCCAAAAAAGTAATCTGCTTCTGAATAATTACGACTTATATATCCAAGTGATGGAGTCGGACATATATAACTTCCACCATAAAATGTTCTATGTTGTTCTACAATATCACTATGAACCACCAGATACGGATAAGACATCTTTTTAGCAATTTTATTAGCAATAATACTATCTGATACTGCTTCTGTTTTTGCTGGTATTTGTAGATTTACAGCACCCAGATTTTCCATCGGACTTCCCCAGTAATTTTGAGTAAAACCCAAAGCAAGATTGCCAGATACATATGCATTTGTTGTTGCTGGTTTAACCATATTTTGATATTTATCAGATAGTGGTTGATTATATCCAATATATCTATTGTAATTTTCTCTATTAAAAATACTATTCTGTTCGCCAGTAAATGGTATAATTTGCTCTAAATCAAAACCCATCTTGTCAAATAATGTTCCAACATATTCAAATGGTTTATCACAAGTTAAATTTTTTGTTAAAGTTCCAGAGGCGTTCGGACATGTTAATCTAATAATAGCAACGCCAGATTGTGATGAATTAATTGGATTATTTGGATCGTTAATTTGACTTACAAAAGGAAATGGTTTTCCAGATGCTGGTTTATATCTCATGCCCCACGGTGTATTCGGAGCGGGGGGAGGATAATCCGCCAAGTTCCAACTATATTGTTGAACCACACCATCATAAGTATTTGTCCCCATAGCATTAATTATTGGAATATCCGTTGGAGACAATTTATATAATAATTGACCACTATCGCCGACTTTACTATATCCAGTTGCTGTTTGAATAAGACCACCCATATATTGTGATATTGCTGAACCTTGACTATAAATTTCTAATACTTCTGTTGCAAAATCAGCATTTGGAACATACCCATCACCAGCAGTATCTCCGACTTTTGGTTGTCTTATATTTGAATAAGAACCATTACCCGCCCTTATCGCTGTATGTAATTGACTAAATTTAAATTTACCACTCACATCATCAAACCCGATAAGGGGATTTTCTGCTCCAATATGGACATATCCTTCATAATGAAATGGAGTGAAATCTACATCAGTATAGCGACTTGGATTAGTCGGCGGATAAGTTCCGCCATTTAGATTGACAGGGGTTGTAAAAGCATGACATCTGTAATCCATCGGATTTGGTTGAGTATCATTTGGATTTGGCACTAAATATTGACTTCCGTCTTGATAGTTTTTTATACTTTGTATATCAGCATTTCCACTTACCACTGCACCCATCTCTTGCATATTTGTTTGTTGAGTGCTTATAATCTTCGCTAATTTTTGATCTTGAAAACTCATACTACAACCAAAGAACTCGCCAGTTTGAACCCATGGAAAATTCTTATTTTCATTTATAATATCCGTTGATGGTGCTGGTTCTACAACATTTAAATTATCAGCACTAATATACGCTATGAAAGGGATTTCACGAATATTTTTAAATGGTGCAGGACGGTCAGAACCTAACCACGGGATCATGTCATTTGTTAATGGCGTTCCATCTTTCATTGTTTCTCTAAGAAATAAACCAATACATCCAATTCCTTTATCTTCTATATCTCCCTCAATTGGTTTAAATATCTCATTATTAAATCGTTCTCCATTTGGATTAAATACAGAAAAAATAGTATCCTCACCTAAATCATCATCATTTATTAAATCAATTTCATCTCTCCAATAAGTGTAAAAAGGATGACGAGACTTATATTTATCACCGACTAATGCTGGAAGTTTTCTTCTAAAACAAATTTCCATATCACCGCTTTTAGTTCCAGTTCCGTAATCTTGCGGTTGTCCTTCAACGCCCGTCTGGTCTGTGGTCTGAGAGTCATATGATGGATTAAATGTAAGACCGTTATATGTGCTATAATCTTCTGGCGGAAATAAAGTTGATGAAGGCGTTGATGTCATATACCCCGTTTGAGACATGATAATCGCTTGAAGCGGGGTCGCCATTGAAATTTGGTTCGTTTTTGGTGAGACACCATCATAATTTGGTGCGGTTCTTTCTGTTTCTGTGCCGATTTCATCTTCTGTAAATTTACTTGTTGCAGTTGATGTTAGTTGATCGTCAAGTCTTCCGAATTGTAAATCTGATACAAAATTTTTATAAGCATCAATATTTTTAACCCCTCTTTCTTGAAATTCATAATCATCCCCTGTAAGACTTGGTCGTGCCAGTGGATAAAGACACTCTTTTAATAATTTTACTGATTTTTTGGTTGCGATAATATTACTTGCTACTGGTTGATTTACTTTTAGTATAAGCATTGCGATATTGTCAATACTATATCTTTCATATGTCCCTTGATTGTAATAAGCATCTGGTGTAGCAGTTCCAGCATCAACATTTAAAGTTTCACCAGCAATAACTTCTAACCATTTTGAAACTATCATATTCGCCATGTATGCGTCAAATCTATCAAGACTAACTATACCAAACCCCATACATGGACTGTTAGTTCCGTGTTTTGATGGCAGTCCTCTACCACCAAAAACCAATGCATCTTCTACTTCATATATTGTATTATTAACATATTTCGCAAGAACTGTTCCTTCTGGTTCAACATACTGAGCGAATTTACAAAAATTACGACCACTTGTATAACGATTAATATCACCAGTCAGCATATTCTTCCAGAATAAATCATATCCTTTTTGAGCGACGAACCCAAAACCAGTTGTATAAGGACTTTTCATTTCTGATGGTTGAGGCGTTCCATCCGCCCAATTGACCGGAATGTAGTCATCCCCTGCTGGTTGAATATTAGCATAATGAACGAAATTAGTTTCATCTAAATAAGCATTTACAAAATCGCCACTCGCAGTCGGAAATATTTTGTATAATTTATTTGAAAAATCCGCAACTTTAACATTCGCTACTGAAACACTTGAAGTAGTTGGCGGTAAATCACCTAATTTTCTCATAACAACTGGTGTCTTCGCAACATTATCAGTTGTATAAGTATCAGCATTACCAGTTTTCGCTTGTAATTGACTTGTTAGATTATTCGCTAATGAAGATGGTGTTGAAAAACCCTCTGGTTGAACTAAATCAACATCCATTAATTCTAATAATTGTTCTGCTTTTTTTGCTTCATTATCAGCATCAGTATATAGACCACCAGCGACATCTTGACCCGTATATGGTGATCTATTATTACTTTTGAGTTTATACAATCTTACAGCGGATGGATGAAAAATTTCAATTGGTGCATTTGTCATCGGCGGTCTTGAAAGCATGTTCATATCTGCCGTATTAGTAAATATTTCTGGAATTTGAACACCATTATCAAGTCTGCTTAAAAATCCTTGAATATTCTGAATTGGATTACAATTAGCAAATAACGCCCAACTAAATTTATCGATTACTTCACCCAACGCATTTTTACCAACAAAATCAGGACCACCATATTGAGTGCTGAGAGGGTCATAAACAATCGCCATTGACGCACATGGAAGCGGAAAATTGAAAGTTAAATTATTTGAAATATAAGGAGCAAAAGATAAAGATGCTTTATTATCTGATATTGGATCTGACCCTTGATTAGTTGAACCACCAGTAAATTCTAATGTTTGACTGACGTCGCCTCTTAAATTAATCTGCGATGCTTCAATCTGGATTGTATCACCCTCATTTAAATTAATACCATAAGGGATTGTAGTCGTCCATTTATGGTTCGGTTGCGGAGCAGTATTTTCTGAAATTTGTCTGCTCTTTTCTGCATCAAAAATTTCACGATAAGCAGTTTGACGATTACTTTCTATTATATAAGTTTGTTGGGACATCTATATATTAATAATATATTATTATTAAGATATAACCAATTAACCATTTTAACCAAAGTATTTATCATATTTACTCACTGTCGGAGTGTTTAAGACTGTGTCCTGCGGTGTTATTTGCGGGACTGGTTTCGGTGCTGGTGGTGGTTTCGGTGCTGGATTTGGTTTAGAATTAAATACATTTTTTACTTGTTCGTATTTTGCCATCATTCCGACAAAATTCATAAACTCCTCATGAGGAGTTGGTTTTGCTGGTTCTTCAACATATGGGAGTGATGGCGGATCATCATAAACTGGTTCTTCTTCTTTAATTTTTTTAGTTCTTTCTTTGTATGCTTTCTTTTCTTTCATTAGATCTAATTTCTCTTGTTTAACCCTCTCTTTCTCCGCTTTAACCCGCTCTTTCTCTTCTCTTTTCAATCTATTTTTTTCTTGTAGTTTCTCCATGTGTAGAATTTGTGCTTCTGTTCGTGGTTTCTTTTTCTTTTCTGGTGGCGGTTTTTTAACAGTTGGTTTCATGACAAACGGAGATTGTTCTTCATTTTCACCCTTATCTTCTTCTATATCTTCTACTTTCGTTATTTCAAGATTAATCTCATCGTCCTCTTTTGATGCATCAATATCATCTTCAATATTATCGTCAAATTGTGGGAGTCGGTTCATTTATATATATTCTAAATATTTTTTTTTTAACCATAAAAACACATATATCTATACTGTTTATAATAAAAGGGATTATGAGGACGCTGAAAAGATGAAAAGATGAAAAAATCCGCAACCTCTTTTGAATATAATATTTTTTTTGGATTTCAGATTTTTTTTTGATTTAGAAATAAAGTTTCGGAAATTCTATCTTTTCATCTTTTTATCTTTTTATTATTAAATTTAATTACGCAAATTAAATTAAAATTAATAATAATAACACCATAACTGGTGGGAATATGGATGGGTCTGTGGTTAGAGACGGAAAAAGACAAAAAAGATAAAGGATTTTTTTCATCTTTTTTTCATCTTTTTTCTATCTTTTCATCTTTTTCTGTTTTATCCATTAAATAAATATAATTGTATATATATGTCTGATAAAGCACTTCCGCAAATATTCGGTAGAGTTGGTTCTAAAACAAGTTTAAAAGAAAAAGTTTATAGAGCATTTCCAAAAGACTTCACCACTTATGTAGAACCATTTGTTGGTGGTGGATCAGTTGTAATGGGGTATAAATTTAAACCAACTCAAAAAATAGTAATTAATGATTTAGATAGTAATTTAATGCAACAGTATCGTTTTATTAAAAGTAATCCGTCAATAGAAGGAACTCAAAAATATTCTAATACTAATTTAGAGACACTAAATAGATGGAAAGATAAAACTGGTGGTAATAAATGGGAGAAGTTTGTCGCATTTGTTTTAAAAAGTAATAATACATTTGGAAGTTTGGGTAAAGGTAAAGTATATAAATCATCTGACCCATACGCCAAAATAAAGCGTATTCCAGAACAAGCATTAAAACTAAAAGATATAACAATTTTAAATGAAAGCGTTTTCTCTGTAATAAGCAAGTATAACAGAGCAGGGGTATTTATGTATTTAGATCCACCATACGAAAATAGTAAAGATTTATATGAGAAGGGTTCATTTGATTTTGAAAAACTTGCTAAGCAATTACGAACTTTTAAAGGCAAGTTTTTACTATCAATAAACGCCTCACCAAATATAAAAAAAATATTTACTGGATTTAAATTCGCCAGTGCATCTGCGGGTGGTAGTGGTAATTTGGAGGGTGGTGGTATTGGGTCAAATGTTAGAAGGGAGTATTTAATAAAAAATTACTAATATCTTTATTAATATTATAATGATTAATGAACCAAAAGATAAAGCACTATACATGAAAGTCAAGAAAGAAGTTTATAAAGCACATCCAAAGCATTCGGCATATAGAAGTGGTTTATTAGTTAAGAAATATAAAGAGAGGGGTGGAACATACACTGGTAAAAAAAATAGTGATGGTTTAACAAGATGGTTTAAAGAAGAATGGATGAACCAGAGGGGA